AGCTCATTGTGACCAGATACTGTCAAGTTACCATCTAAGTTCGTTGCGCCAGATACTATCAAGCCATTATTAAGTTCGTTGCGCCAGATACTATCAAGCCGGCATTTAAGCCTGCATCGCCAGATACTATCAAGCCATTATTTAAGTTCGTTGCGCCAGTTACCGTCAAGTTACCACCTGTCTGCAGGTTGCCTCCAGCCACTAAATTTTGATTAACATAAAGATTATAGTGTACACCAACATTACCGGTGGCTCCGTCAATATTTAGCGCTGGTGTATATGTTTTACCTGTATCCGAGGATTGGAACCCTAAACTTAAGTTGCTGGACCCAGTAGTTGATAAAGAAACTAACGGACTGTTGCCATTAAAAGGATCTTCCGCATAGCTAAGCGTACCAATAAGCATATTGGTGTTTGGATTAAAAACGGATACCCCATCCTGCTTTACTTGCAGAGACCGGTTCCCGTTTAACTTATGAAATACTAATCCATTGGAGTCTAATTGAACGGATTGACCAAAATTATTGAATGAAGTTTGGAAAACAGCCCCTGAAATAGCCCCAGTAGTAATGTTATTGGCATTAAGATTAATCAAATTAACTTTCTGCGCGTCAATCGTTCCAGCAGTAATTTTATTCGCATTAATACTCTTAACCATATCATCATTGTAAGGACTAGAGAGTTGCCAGCCATTATTGTAAATGTACATCTCGACGCTGCCATCCGGAAGCGTTTTATACCAGACGTCATTTAAACTAGCGCTACTTGGTTCGTATGTTGAATAGGTTACTTCATTCTTATGGTTAGCCGCCCAAATGGTGGTATTAAGATTGGTGGCCATAGTCTTTTGTGTTCCGGTTATACTGTTTATCTGTGACACAATCGACGACTGACTAACGTTTTGATCGCCTAATTCAAGCGTCGACTTGGTTAAATCCAGCATATCATAATCTATTTTATAAACTCGTGCTGCGTATTCAATATTTAGATCATGCCTGATAATCGCTACTGTATCCCCAAGACCTAAGCTACCGACGTCAATAATGTTAGCCGTAAAAGCAACTTGAGGGCGACTGTATTTCTGCAGGTAAGTATATGCGTCAGCCATTAAAGCGTCTAACGTATCATCGTCCTCAAATACAACCACTTGATAACGGGCTCTACCCTTGGGTAACCCGAGCTTTGCCGTTGCCACAGGGTCGTATAAATATTCCTGACCTTTCGGCTTGTCTAGCGGGTCGCCTTTTGATGTAGACCATTCAGCACCTGTAATATCTAGCCGTCGGCCATAAACCGCGGGGTCATTTTGGTTTGTGTTACTATCACTATCAAGCTGAATACCCTTACCCCGGGGAACGATCCCTGTAATAATTGAGCTGAAATCTTGTTCACGCTTAATCTCTAGCGCGTTACTGCCATACTCAAAGCGCTTCATGTTAGCCGAATTTCCTTGTTTAACATAAGCATCCAGATACTTAGCAGTAATCGTATTGTCATTGATAACAATATTAAATCGAATTTCTAACCCAAATAAATCTGCAACATTCTTAATTGCTTCGTATGGTGAAATGTAATAGAAACTGGTAGATAAGTTACCAGTAGATGGACAGTTCCGGAGTGAGTAGCTTGTGTTAAGCAAAGCGGTGTTAAGCATTCCAGAGGCGCTTACATTTGTTGGGCGCTTATCAATAATCCATGTGCTGTAAGTCAATTCATCATAAGCCGATTCTGATGCGGTAATTGTTCCCGTTGTTTCTTCTGTAGTGTTATTTATCCGAAACATAAGATAGGTTGTATCGTTTGGGCGTAATACACATACATAGGTAGCTCCAAGCTTTAGTTGTAAATTAGTACCATTATCTGTCCCATAGGGTAACTCCATCGTTAATTGAGCGGGGGCGTTTATCTCTTCAACAACATGCAATGATAAGCAATCAGATTCTCTTATCATTTGAATTAAATTTTGATCTTTGTCGAATACATAAATCATAGCTTCACCGCCTCGTAATTAAGCGTAAGAATAGTTCCTGCGTTTGAAGTTTTTATTTGAGACCCAGAGGTAACCATGAAGTCCCCGAGTAGGCTTTCAAGGCTTAAATACTCAAGCATTGAATTTGACCCTCCATAAACTGTTAGCTTCTTGAAATCAAACGCAATGGTATCCCCCTCGGTAACCCCGGTTACTAAATTTAACGCATTTTCATCATTAAGCATAACCGAAAAGACTCCATCTGTTGTACCTATAACTGCTGTTAAACTGTTTGGAACAACAGGGGTACTTAGTAACTTGTCATTAATTACTAATGAATTTGTGCTTGTTACGCTTTTTTCTGAGCTGTGATAGTATGGGTCTGAACAGGTAAAAGCAATCGCAAGGGTTGTAGATAAACTCCCCGGCGTTCCAATACTAATTCCAGTGGCTGTTCCGATAAAGTGCCAATCGGGTTGGTCATTAAATTGGATTGCCACTTCTGCCGGAACTAGTTTCTGTTTAATTAAATCCATAGTAGCGTTAAATGTGGCAATATCCGGAGCATCCAAATACGCATTTACCACCAAGTCACGCGCTGGTATTCGGCTAGATAAATAACGGCTACCACTTTTAGGCAATTCCGGAGCATTTAGGCTCCTGGTAAACCCATCGCGGCCCTCTACATTCAACGTCGTAAAGCCATCAATAGAATCAAATTTAAAATCATTTACCGAGAGACCCTCGGCGGGGTCTCGCGATTGTGCTTGAACTTTATTAATATCTGTGAAATCAAATCTCACAACGCGCCTCCTATAATCTTTGGCTATCCAGTCTTGCCGCAGTTCCCTGCTGCTTACTAATATCATCTACAAAAGTGCTAAAGGTGTGTCCACCCATTTGTAGGGTGACATAAGCCGGCTGAATTTGGTTCTGATCCATTGTTATATCTATTTTACCATTCGCAAGTGGTTTAATACCAGCCGATAATGAACCCATTTGATAATTAGGCGTAATCTTTGGTGTGGCTGCTGCAGCCAACTCGTTAGCTTGATCGGTTACCATGCTGGTATTATCTCGCATACCTTGTGCTAAGCCTTCAACGGTAAACATACCAATTCTGCGCATAACCTTAGATGGTGATCCAATATGCAGCGCTCTGGATACAGTTTTAACAATGCTGCCCGCAAGGTCTGATACCCAGTTCAATAATTTTTGGCCAAGTGCAGCCATACCATTCCACAGTCCCAGGATAATGTTTCTACCAATATTGTAAAGGTTTAATCCTGAGCCAAGGATTCTTAGAATCGCGTTCTTGATGCCATTAAAAATTGAAGATGCAAAATGTGTAAGACCCCCCCAAGCAGCTCTCAAAGCCGAGGCTGCCGATCTAGCTAGGCTACCAACCACGTTTTTAATTCCGTTCCAGACACTTGATGTGACAGACTTAATTCCGTGCCAAACACCCGAAATAAAACTCTTGATCCCATTAAATACCGAAGTTGCTACCGCCTTAATGCCTCTCCAGATTGCAGACAGTGTACCTTTAATCCCGTTCCAGACACTTGATGCGACGACTTTAATTCCGTGCCAAACGCCACTAAAGAATGCTTTTAAAGCGTTGAAAACCGAAGTTGCTACCGCCTTAATGCCTCTCCAGATTGCAGACAGCGTACCTTTAATCCCGTTCCAGACACTTGATGCGACGACCTTAATTCCACGCCAAACGCCGCTAAAGAACGATTTTAAAGCATTGAAAACCGAAGTTGCTACCGCCTTAATGCCTTTCCAGATTGCAGACAGCACGCCTTTAATCCCGTTCCAGACACTTGATGCGACGGCTTTAATCCCACGCCAAACGCCACTAAAGAATGATTTTAAAGCATTGAAAACAGAAGTTGCAACGCCTTTAATCGCATGCCAGGCCGCCGATAGCATACCTTTAATGCCAGTCCAAGCAGCCGAAGCTACAGACTTAATACCTTTCCAAAGTCCGCTAAAGAAACTACCTAGCGCGCGCCAAACTGACTTAACCGTGCCCACCGGATTAAGAATAGCGGTGAATAATTTAGCCACGATTGTAATAACTGACATGATAACAATTACTAAAGCCCCAATTACCACCCCAATAACTCGGAACAAAGCCTGAACTGGGGTAAGCGCTAGGAACCCGCCTACTAATTTTGCAACGACCAGAATAACCGCTCCAATAATGGTAGCAATATCTGTAATTGCTTGCCAGACCAGCTTGGCCACCGCAACAATTGCATTCCAAGTTGCCGAAGCAGCTCCAGTCCGCATGAATCCAGCAACTACTTGGGCAATTACTGAAATAATTTGTACAAAAACATTAACAACCGACCCAATTACTGCCGTAATAGCAGTCCAGATAGCGTTAGCCGTGGTTCCAGCGGTCTGCGTCTGCGTGATAAACTTCATAATAGCAGTGACAATATTACTAATAAAAGTGACTACAGTACCAATTACAGTACCAATTGTTGTCCAAATGGTTGATGATGTGCTACCCGCGGTGGTTGACTGCGTAATAAAGCTCGTAATTGCGATTGCCACACCTTTTAATACTGTCCAAACGGCAGTAACGGTTGCTCGAATCGCAGTCCAAACAGCCGCAGCGGCACCGGTTCGTGCAAAGCCAGAAGCAATCTGTCCAAAAACAGTAACCATAGCTCTGACTGCATTACCTATCACTGTGAATACCGTTTTTGCAACAGTTCCAAAAGTAGTAATCGCAGTTTTTGCGGTGGTGAATACGCCCTTCCAATTAATACTCTTAAGCGCACCCCCGAGTTCGTTTCCCAAGGCCGTTGTAACTGGTTTGATAGCTGAAACAAACCCTGAAAGCGCAGACTTGGCGGAACTAATACCCGATCCAAATACTGATGTAAAGGCTTGGCCAATTTGTGCGATTGCGCCCCGTAACGCCGCCGAGTTCTTATAAGCTAAGACAAATCCAGCAACTAGTGCGGTGAACCCTGCTGCAACTAAAGTAACCGGTGAAAATAAACCGATCGCAGCACTCGCCAGGGTTTGCAAAGTTGAACCAATTCGAGCTACCGCGGTTAAAAAGCCGCCAAAAGCAACTGTAGCTGCTCCGATAACCGGTGACATACCAATAAAGGTTCTAATGAATCCGGCTGAACCGGACTTTGAATAGGTAGCCCAACTAAGCGCGTCATTAATCAATGACAAGTACGAACTATGAACGCCTTTAGTAGCTTCCATAGCTGTATTTCTTAGGGCTTCCCAGTTACCACCAACCTGCTCGATTGATGATCCCACATTATTCTGCATATCTTTTGACTGGTCGTTCAGCGACTTAGTTGCGGACTTTACAGAACCATCTGACTTCTGCAAAGCCGCTGAAAAGCCAGACCATGAAGTTGCAGTATGGTCCGCAGAAACACCGGTTGACTTAATTAATGGAAGCATAGCCTGCATACCTGCTGTTTGAAACAGCATTTTTGAATACATGGCTTGCTGTGCAGGAGTCATGTTCTGAAACTTTTTACGTAAATCTTCAAGAATTGATGAAAATGGTTTCATCTTTCCGTTGGCATTTGTGTACGAAATGCCTAACTTATTCATGGCTTCGGTTGCTGTTTTTCCAGGGGCAACCATTTGTAGCAACCCGTGGTTCAAATCTTGCGATGCTTGTGCGGCTGAAAAACCATTGTTAGTTAGCAAACCGACCGCTGTCAAAATTTGATTAAAACTTACCCCGGCTTGCACTGCAGTGCCACCTACGTTAGCTAGTGCGCTTGACATTTGTTCGACACTTGCATTAGACAGGTTAGCGTTTTTAACTAAGCCAGAGGCTGCTTCTTCGGGTGACTTCAACGAATCCCGCCAGATCGTCATTGCAACTTGAACCCCTTTAGCTGTCTCTGTCAAATCGGATCCAGCAGCGGTTGAAGCTTTAGCAATTGCGGGGAAGGTCTTTTCGATTGTCTTAACACTAGCCCCTGACTGAGCCATCTGAACCATAGCATCTGCCGATTCTTGCGCTGACAGAGGTAAATCAGCGCCCATTTTATTCGCAACCTTGCTTAATCCTGAAATATCCTTGGAAGTTCCTCCTGCCATTACAGCAGCTTTATTCAAACTCGCGTCAAAGTCACCAAAGGATTTTAATGATCTAACCCCAAAAGCTGTTATTAACCCACCGGTAATGGCAAGTTTTTGACCAATACCACTCAAGGCGTCCATTGCGCCAGCCTTTAGTTCACTAAACTTTTTCTTAATTGCATCAATAGCCGCCGTTAGCGCTCCTTTAATATGGCTGCCAAGTTGGGTAAAGCCATTTTTAATTGGCCCCCAAATGGTCGAAGCTGCGCTTGAAATGCCTGAAAACGCGGTTTTAGCTACGCTACCTAAGGTCCCTAAAACGCCTTTGGCCCCGTCAACGCCCGATGAGAAATGTTCCTTAATTGCCGCCCCTACAGTTTGAGCTGTGCTTGCAATTGAGGATAGGGTCTTACTTGAAGCAATAAATTCGCTAACCTTGCTTTTAGCAGCATCAAACGCGGAAGCAATTCCGGTTTTAATGCCTGTGCCTACTGTCTTAACTGTGCTAACAATTGAGGATAGCGTTTTACTCGAAGCAATAAATTCGCTAACCTTGCTTTTAGCAGCATCAAACGCGGAAGCAATTCCGGCTTTAATTCCCGCACCTACATTCTCAACCGTGCTAACAATTGAGGATAGGGTCTTGCTTGAAGCAATAAATTCGCTAACCTTGCTTTTAGCAGCATCCCAAGCGGTTGATAGCGTTGACTTGATCGAGTTTGCCAACGTTGAGATTGTTGACTTAATCGAATCCAATCTTTTTGAATCTGTTACGAAGCTCGTGATAGCTGTTCCTGCGCTTTTAAATGCTCCCGATAGAACACCCTTAACAGAGTTGCCGGCGTTTTTAGTAGCACTATCTACACCGTCCATAGCGCCCTTAGTTGACCTTTCAAAACTCTCAACTTGGGCTTCGGCTTGCTTATAAACACGGGTAAAACTATCGTCAACTGCGGATAACTGTGCTTTGACACTATAGCTTTCTGCCATAATCTACCTCACTTTCCATAAAATTCTTTCATGTTTGCTTTAATCTTTTCCAGCACCTTTTGTCGATGTAGCTCTTCTGCAGCTTTTTTATCGAAGGCGCCTTGGTAACTTGCCATGACTTTGCGAACCTGTTTGTCATACTCATTACCAAAAAAGTCATCAAATTTACGGTAGTAGGGCTTACCCGACTTTTTAGTCGCCTTGGCGGCTTGGTTGGCCCACGCTTGCTCGTAAATATCGCGCTGCCGGTCAAGCTGTTTTAGCTGGTAAACCTCGGAGTAAATTCGATACTCGGCCAAAGTCATATTTTTAGCCTCTTCAAGGCTCTTAGCATTAAAAAAGCGCAAAGCCTCTACCAGCATACGTTGGTAAGCATTTGCGCTCCATTCTGCCGGATTCTCCGACCTTATTTCTTGTTCTTTTTTTGTGCCGCTTGTAGGTTCGCTTTGACGGCCTTGTATTTTGACGCTGTCGCGTTAGCCTTACTGATCTCGTCAATAACCTCATCATATAAGGTTTCATACTCTTTATTAGGCAAGCTGTCTAATAGGTCTTCGATTGCTTCTCGAGTAAGTGTGCTGTCCTTACGGGCATTATACAAATACTCGGCTAAAGTAACCGGATCACGCGAGATAAGTTTGGTCAGGGTCAAATCAAGACCTACACCAAATTTAAAGCCCTCTTTTTCAACCGTGTAAACTTTATCAATTGCACGAACAAAGCCAATGCCAAATTTAAACTCGTGTTCCTTACCATCAAGTGTTGTGATTTTCATAAGCTATTCCCTCCATGCTGTTTTTTTAGAACGGGTTTACGGCGCTATTATTTGTGCCCGCTCGGGTATATTATAACAGTTTTAGCGCCTATTAGTGCGGGGTCACGGTAACCTTACTGATTGCTACTAAAACTCCGGTTCTCGCAGAAATAGTAGCATTTCCGGCTTTAACACCGGTAACCAAGCCCTTTTGGTCAACCGTGGCGACTGTTGGATCGCTAGTTCCCCAAACCGTTACATCACCGGCCCCAGAAGGTTCAAGGGTTGCCACAAGCTGGCCTGTTTTACCAGCAACAACTGAAAGAGTTGGATTGTCAACGGTAATCCCAGTAGCAATTGGAACACCGGAGCCGGTACGGTCAGAATCGGTAATTGGTTGCAAACCACGGAAGGCATAAGCGATTGCGGCTTTTTGACCTTCGTCAAGCGTTAGGTAACCATCTTGTGGAACGCCATCAATGGTAAGACTTGCGTCGCCATTTGAGCTGTCGTCAGCATCGTTATCTTCTTGCATTTCATTAACGTAACCGCGCATGTAGCGAGCAAAATAATGGCCCTTCGCGTCTTTTTTAGCCAAGTTGACTTCCCATACTTCAAGTTTGGTTTTATTCTTGGACGAATCCCAAAGTAAATCGTTCAGAATATCATCGGAACTAATGTTTTCAACTTCCAAAGTTGTTTCGGGTGATCCTTGGGTTGTGATACTGCCATCTTTGGTTGCGGTTGAATCCGTATGAGACTTCATTTCTATCTTGTGGGTAGTTTGTAAGGCTAAACGTGCACCGGCAAGGTTGGCTGCGTCTGATAATCGACGCAGGAAGACAACTTTGTCAAAACCCATTTCAGCCGTAAATTCATTTGCCATTTGTAAACCTCCTAAATTATTCTCATTTGTAAGTCAAGGATACCGTGCCATAAAAAGCTACTTGTAGATGTGTCACCGATAATCTGTTTAGTAGTCATTTTACTATAGGCTACACGGTAGTCCCTTAAGCTTTTTATTAGGTGGGCCTGCGTGTCCAGTTCGTCCATTATTGTCGAGACTTTTTGACGCTGTTCACGCTTCCCCCAAATATCAATTGTTAGGCTAACTGTTTCTATTTTAGCCAACTTGACAAGTGTTTGTCCTATGTTGACCGCGCCAATAACTACAAAAGGATACTCCGCGGTCTTTCCGGGTAAATAGTCATATGTTGGATACCCTAGTTTAGTGCTTAGACTGAAAAAGGTATCAAATAAATCTTGGTCTACTGTTTTCATTACTTCACCTCATCAACTTGGTTAAGTCGGCCACCATAACCGGCCACTGTTGTTTAAAAGCTGGCCTTATGTGGGGCTTACCAGATTGATAACGCGTTCCGTACTCCTGGTAGACCGCGTACTTAGCATCACTTGAGATAATAACGGCCATGCCATTATCTACTACCGCAAGATGAATGTTACGCTTCAAGTTACCTGTATCAACCGGCGCTAGCCGCATAGCGGTATTTTGCATTTCCGCACCGTTATTTTTTATAACTTTCTTGATCGGGCTTAAATCTTGTTTAGCCCTCAACGCCTTTTTAAGCGCGTCTGAACCGCTAAATTTAAGCCCCATGATCTTCACCTACGATCAGTGCATAGCCCTTGAGAACATGAATCTTGGTTGCTAGTTGGTACTTTGTACCATCTTCGCCAGCAATGGTTAGATAGTCCCAATCTTCTAGTGGTTGCATATATCGGATTCTAACGGCCTTGTGCTTGCCATCAAGCGATCCGAACAACTGCATCTCACGTACTGTACCTAGGGATGTTACGTTAGCGTACATTTGTTGAGTAGTCTCGCCATCACCGTACTCGCCGGTATCCGGGTTATAAATCGAGGCACCTTTTTTGTTATGAAATGTTACAACCTTATCATAACGCACTTGGACCACCTCCGTCTTGGTGGCTTCCGCCACCATATGGATTGATAAAGGCCACCCGGCCAAACGTACTTCGCGATTTTTGATTATCAGCTAACCACGAATCTATATCGTCTTGAAATTCGGCGAAATCACTCGCATTAAAGGCGATACTTTCGCCTTCTTGCGTGTAATTAGTCATGCCCTCATTATTTAGGCGGTTAAAACGTTTTACACCAACTTCGGTAATTATATAATCCAGCTCCCGTGGTGTAGGTTGGCCGCTGGCTAGATGCAGTTTAACCCGCAAACTCGCTTGGGTATTGTCAATAATACGACTTAAGAGTGCATCTTGAGTTACGTCGCTGTCAGCTAAACCCAATAGAATTTTCATATCAGATAAATACGATTCTGCCATCGACCTCACCCCCTTTCACTATTCGGTCACGGTAATGTGTGCCTCGCCAGTAATTAAGCTATCAGCTTTACTGGTAGCAACAACATCGGTCTTACCGACTGTCTTAGCGGTAACAATTCCATCACTCACTGTTGCAATATTGGGATCAACGGCCTTCCAATTAACCCCTTGATCGGCCCCAACTGGTGCCACTGTCGCAGATAAATTGGTAGTTTTCCCAACTTTAATCGACGCAGTAGCCGGGCTAACGGTTACTCCAGTCGGTTTTACACTTTTGGGACTGCGGTTGGGTTTAATGTTCCTTTAAGCACGCCATTAGTTACTTCTGCAAACATCGCAACACCGAGATAAATGGTTGATTGGTTAGTTAAGTTGACCGTATTAACATCCTTAACCAAGGCAATCAAACCAGTTTGGTCAGATACAACTTGCTTGCCTTCAAATAACTTAGAACTTTCACCATTAACGTCAACGTACTGCAAGTTGATGTTGTTAGCTACAGTTGCATAGAAAGTGCCTTCTGGAACTGAATTATTAATGACAACAGTTACATTAGTAAAACCTTGTAGCAAAGTCATACCAAAGCCTACGCTTGAACCATTAGAAATAACAGCGTCGCCAAGGTAGTTTCCAGCATCCATTGGATTAATAAAGACAACTGTGCCGGCGTCTTCATCATCAAAAATGCTGGCCAATTTACCCCAAGACTTACCAAAGGCTTCTTGCAAACCTGAAACTTTACCTAAATCGGTTGGCGCGGTTGCAAGATAGTCGAAAAAGTCTTTACGAATATCTTTTTGGATAGCTAAACGAACTTGATTATCGGTTTGAGTAACGGCCAGGTCATATCCCACACGTTGAACTTCTTCAACAGATACCGCTTTACGGTACTTTTTGAAACCAACAGTGTAAAGATGATCTTTTGTACGAGCCACGTGGGTTAGCGGAATATCATCACCTTCGGCAACTGTACCGTTAGCGGCGCCTGCTGATGGTTTAGTTACATCAAACTTCCAGGTTTGAATTGCGTTGCCTTGACGCAATGGTTGCGCCCGAGTTACGCCTAAAGCCTGTTGTAATTTAGCAAGTGAATAGCTAAATTGGTTGACAAAGTCAACCGCAGCGACTTCACCCATATCTGGGGTTTTAGTTAGATTAGTTTCTACCATTATGGAACCTCCTATTTTTTAATAAATTCGTCAAAATTATTTTGAATTGCTTTTTGCCGTTCAATTGGATCTTTGATTTTCATAATTTCCTCTTTAGTCATGGCCTGCGCCGGGTTACCGGTAGTTCTCGGCGTACGTCCTTTCAAAAAGCCCTTACGAACTTCTTCCCGAGTATTATTAATCAAATCAACAAGCGCCTTAACATTGGCAAAAGTTGTCTTGTTGTCGTCATTGACCAGCATATCTAAGACTTGATCCTTAACGGTGATCCCAGCTTCTTTAAGTACGCCATCTGCCTGGCTTGCCACATCACGACGATGCAGCTTACTTTCTAGCTCTTGAATCCGTTGGTCCTTTTCGTCCTTGACTTTAGTCTTTTTATCGTCCTCGGCCAATTCCTTAATGGTCTTCCCGGATTTCAACGCCTCGATCTGGTCTAGCGCTTTTTGGTACTTATCCTTGAACTCGTTTTTCTCGGCATGTTCTTTGCCTACACGCTTTTGCAGCTTATCAACGAGCTTCTCTGGGTTCAGCTCCTGCGCCTTACCTTCTGGGTTTGTCGGTTTGTCCTCTGGGTTTACCGGTTTACCTTCTGGGTCTACTGGCTTACCTTCTGGGCTTACTGACTTACCTTCTGGGTCTACTGGTTTACCTTCTGGGTCTACTGGTTTACCTTCTGGGTCTGTTAGATTAACTTTTGTCATGCTAAACACTCCTCTCGCATTTTAGGTCCTGGGAGACCATCTCGCATTTAAGGTCGTGGGAGACCTGGTTCACACCAATAGTATACCTCAAACTCACAAATCGTGCCAATCAAAATACTAATGTTCGGAAAAAACCCGAATGCTTTTTAATATTATGACCAACGCCTATCTGGTGTCCAACAATTTCTCAAAAACTTTTCTATATAGGAATCAAGAGTAAATATACGTATATATACCCCTCTTTTTATTTAACTAATATATATAGAATATGTTGGGTTGTTGGGTACAAGGGTAGCTAGAATACTGATACGCCTGGCTTTGAAGTGTACCCAACATTTTAAAAATGGGGGGTCAAAAACCCAACATTGTTGGGTACAGGGAAAAGTTGGACACCTGCAAAAGTTGGGTGTGTCCAACAATTGTTGGGGCAACGATAATTTAGTAAATGGCATGCTTCGTTCAGGACGTCCCGAACAATACAAAAAAGTCGTCCTGCTATAGAACGGCTTTTCTCTCTAGTAAACTTCTAGGCCATTGGACTTTGTAGCTGCATATGGTGTATCTGTATCAACTGCTTTTTGGATAGCCTTCTGTGCTTGCTCCCAAGTTCCTTTGAACTCATAAATAGGGAAGTTTTGACCGAAATGGTCTGCATAGGTTGATAGCATATCAACTCTCACTTATTCCACCCCCTTAACCTTTTTAAGCGCATCGGTGACCATATCTAGCCACATGGCATATGACTTAGGTGCCAGCTTCTTAATCCACTTAAGCGAGGCAGGATTGTTGATTGTGGCTGAACTCATCTCTGCCCAAGCCTCGGTTGCAGCATGTGATCTTCCTTGCGGACCCTTGTAGTAGCTCTTATCATGTCCAAAACCAAGGTTAAGTCCTGCGTTAGCCTGCAACATATCCGAAATATCACCAAGCTCTTTCCAGTTCGGATTGTTGAACGGCCCCTTGAAGAGGGTCTTGCCAACTGGGTCGAATGGCGAGAAGTTTGGCTGTTCTTTAGCTAGTGCATAAGAGTTATCATCAAGCTCTTTTTTAAGCAGCTTTTGGAATGCTGCGTTATCGGATCGGCTAACGTTAATATCAACCACTTTCTCGCCATCCCAGGCTTTCTCGGTTTTGTCGCCAGAAAGATTGTCTATTAGATGGCCAAGCTCATGATAAACTGTGTCCATTGGCTGACAATAAGCGTTACCATCCACGTTTTCTTTATTAAATTGAATCATACGGGTAGCCGGATTATAAAAACTAGCCGTGCCATCCTTGAATGCTGAAATCTTAAACTGTGGTGCATATGCCGCATAAACGTCTCTAATCGGCTTAGGTGCTTTAGCAAGGCCGGAGACAAACTTCTCTGCACGATCTTGGCCAAGCGCTTTGGTGAACTCTGGGTTAGAATACTTCGATAACAGTTCGTCCATCGGAAGCTGGTTGTCGTCCATAGGAATCTGACTGTCGTCAACGTCACTGTCGCTACTGGCATCCTCGAGTGAATCCGGAACCCTTCCGGTTTTTGGATCATACCACGCAGAAATGGAGCATCGACAGTTTGGGTGAACCGGAATGTTTGGAACATCATCCGTTGTATAGACCCCGGTTCCATCGGTCCCACCCTCTGAAATTTCAAGACAGGCAGGACAAGCACTTGGTTCGGCTACCCACTTACACCAATCGTAGCCATATTTAGCGAATGAATCGAGCTGCACTGTAGTCTGCGCCCGAGCGCTCTCGGTTCTTGCCAGTCTCTCGGCCACATAGCGGGCGTTCTTCACCTTATCCCTAACCAATGGAACCAATTTACTTGCTAGTTCTCGTGGGCTGTCAGCGCTGATTAGTGACTGGGTGAGTAGCTGGTCAAGTTCGGCCTTAAGCGCGTCGCTGTTTCCCCAAAGTCGGTCCGAAAAACTTGCCCCATTAGTCTGCGCATCAACTATCTTAGCGGTTTCGGTAATACTGGGTGCTTCTGAAATGCCCCCAAGCAAACCAGATTGTCGTTTGTATTCATTAATAGTATCCTGGCTAACTTGATCGCGAATGCCCTTATCTGTCCCGTCAGTGGCCTTTACCAGCTCCTGGCCAATGCTTGCTTTAAGATATTCTAAATGATTAATTCGCATGGCCACATTATACAGGCGTAGCCGATTCTTAGCGGCTTTGCTTCTACTCTTAATAAGGCTCTTGTACTCACTATTAAAGCTGTTAATCTCGGAAGCCGATACCCGGCGCTTAGCCGTTGCTAGTGAAATGCCCGTGGAATCCGAGTAGTGGGCAAGTTCGTTAGTAATCATCTGCGTAATTGTGTCAGCAGCCACCGAGTAGCGCTTATCAAGTACCCCCGCAAAGTCTTGATCGCTTTTTAGGTTCTTACTTATCCAGGCTCGCTCATTGGCCAGCCGTTTATCCCAATAGCCTGCCATCTAATCACCTCTCTAGCTTTCAATCGGGTTGTCGCCCGACTGTTGTTGTTGGTCAGTCAGCGATTCGGCCTGTTGTTGGGCTTGAGTGATCGCATCATTGCTCTCTTTGGCCATACGTTCAATCTCTGCTTTAGGGTCGTCAACAATATCAAGCGTCGAAAGCTGTGTTTCTTTAGAAACAATTCCCTCAAGCGTTTTAGCAGTGTTAGCTTCATCGTCAAGATTAATCGGTAAGTTACGCTTGAAGTGGAACGTCAGTACTTGCCAGTCGTCCTCCGCAGCCATGCCAGTCTGCACGCTGAACAATAGTTGAAAAACCCGGCGCAATGATTGCGTAAATTTACGTTCTTTGGTGGCTGCCATATTCTTCATTGGCAACAGCTTGTAGAGAAGCGCAACCCCGCTGACGTTACCAGCAAAAGCCTCGTCATCCATGTTAGCAACCATCGAAATTTTGTAGATAAGGCCAGTCAACCGATCAATTTCATGCTCTTGCATCTGGTCATTGTCGGGCTTCGTGATAAAGTCAATTACACCCTTTGTGGCATCGGTGTCTGGTGAGTAAATAACATTGTTGTTGAGAATATCTAGGTCAACTGTTCCAGAGATCGGGTTGCCCTTCTCGTCAATTTTCTCGGGTAATTGTACGCCGAGAATCTTTAAATAAGAGTTATCGAAATATTCGTTTTGGTTTGACTTCTGCGACAATAGCTTTTCTAGCGCGTCGTTTAACGAAATGATGTTATCCAGCACTCCTTGTCGTTCCTCATTCTCGAAAAACTCGACTGCCGGTACCGCCTTAAACGGGTTGGCATTATCCGTCGTTGGCGCATTAAAAGTCATGGTATCGGATAAGTCAAAGCGGTAGTCCTTAGTGTATACCTCACCGCGAAGCTCTTGATTAGTGTTGTAGTAGGGACGCACAAAAGCGACGGGCCGGTGCTGAATTGAATCGTCGTAAATCATGAAGGCGTCTTCTGGGGATGCAATGGCGATCCGGGTATCAGAGTTTTCATCTTGATAAAGAAACATAAACCCGTTGCCATGAATATCGGTTTGCTTTGACAGCTCGGTTAGCTGATCTTGAAAAGAGTTCATGTCTAACCAAGTTTGCAACTTAACATTATTGGTAGTATTAGGCAATGCGATCTTAGGCGGAATCCCCATAAAATAACCGGTGTTGCTTTCGACTATATACTTTGGCAAGTTAATCATAATCCGGTTATCGGGCCGGTTTTTCCGACGCGGACCCTGCAGGATTTGGTGATTACCCAGGTAAGCATCCGACTGTACGTCATAATTTTGCAGCATAACGGACTTATGATAATTAATAAATGACTTAACGGCTTCCGGTGTAAGCTCCTCGTCAAGCGGCCATAAAAAACGGCCGTAACGGTCAACCATACCATCGCCAACTGCGGTTAATCTCTGTGTGGTCATGTAGTACCTCCTCTAAATAAATAAATTCTTAAAAGTCTGTGCGCGTGCTGGGCCTTGGCCATTAATTGGTTCAACCGCATAACGCGTCGCATCAATAATATGGTTAAATGCGTCTTCAATTGGTTTGTTAGAATACAGACCAGTCTTTTTGTCTTTTTGATATGTGTAGTTGTCCAGTTCGACCTTAGTGTTTACGCAACGGTCGTCAACGACAAACCTAAATTGCGACAAGAATGCTACACCTTGGATAATTGAGTTCGGCCCTTTTTTGGCCGGACGGATTCGGGAAACCCCGTAACGCTTCATCTCATCGATTGACTTAGCTTCTGCCGAATCGGCGTAAATGATCTCTTTACCATAGCCAGCGTCTATAATCATTTTGGCCAGCTCGTCGTTTAGCGCGTGCTTCTTAATCAGCTCTTCAACAAAGTAAAGAATCTTGTTGTCCAGGTCAACCTTTAAATGAATGAAAGCCGAGGGGTCATTTTTGTAACCAAAGTCCAGGCCAAACAAGTCTCGCAGCTCACGCATTTTTGGAGTAGCCGTATTAATCCGCTTGATGTCGTACTTCGGAAAAATCAACTTGTCAAGCGTAGCGAACTCGCCCAGGGCGTAAATTTTATAGTATGTCGGATTCGAGTTGGCCAAGTCCTCAATATGTTTTCTAGTGACCTCATCAAGGAACAGGTTATCTTTGTAGGTAGACCGAACAATTTGTGTGTCAGGTTGTTCATGCTTAAAAAAGTAATCATATACCCAATTCAGTTTGGAGACCGGATTAAACATCATGAATATTTGTCGATGCTTATGCCGGCGATCACGTAAACGTAGCTGTAGTTGAGTATAATCTTCAAGATTAAATTCAGTCGCTTCTTCCATAACTATGTCCGAAATACCTTTAATTGACTTCATTTTTTCGGGATCGTCCATCCCCTTAAACAGAAAAACCGCTCCGTTAGGTAGCTTGATCTCAAAGTTAGACCGGTTTACATCGCAGTAAGGCAACAACTTAATCGCCGAAAGCCCGTCAAGCACATCTGCAAAGATTGAATCCCGCAGCGTCGAACCGACCTTGCGAAGCCACAAAACCTTACGGGGCGACTTCCAGTCTTGTAGCGACTTGATAATCACCTTTTGGACAACCCCGTGAGACTTACCAGAACTAGCGCCACCCCAGTAGACCTCCGTGGAGTGACTATAGTCAAACAATCGTTTATAAAACTGTGGATTGAAAACCTTTTCGGGGCGTGGAATATCAATCTCAATTTCAGGCATGCCCGTCGCCCCCTAAATAATAAGATATAAACAATATTATAAACAACAAAACCTTACCAATTGGCGATAGGATTGGCGCGATTAACAGATACAGTGCTGTTCGTGGGCACTTAGCCGAAAACAACAAAACAACTAGTAGTAGTAGTAGTAGAATAATCATTTTTTGTCCTTATCTTCGTCACCGATAGTCAATTTAATCTTAGACTTGCCAGCAACCTTAACCCGATCAGTCCACATCATCCAGCGCTTACCAAGTAACTCGGCGGCCCGCACTCGGTCAGCAGTTCTAGATGGCACATTATCTTCTCGCCCCTTAACGGTAACGATTGTTTCTGTTGTCTCGCCTTTGGCCACACTCGATAGGAACTCTAAAATCTGTGTAGGGTCCATAATCTTTGACGTTTCAAGCTCGTGCATACGTTTTTCTAAATACGCTTTGTTTCTAGGTGTATCAAGTTGGTGCGCAAGGTCGGTTTGGGCGTATTTTTTGGAATACCCCGCCTCTACTCCCGCACGGGTTATCTCGCCGTACTTTAAATACAAGTCCAGAAACTTACGTTTTTTCGGTGGAATCCTTGTTTGTTTTGGCATTTTTACACCTCTTTTCTACTCATTATACCAAAAAACCCGTCATATGCACATGCACACAACGGGCCAACCAACTTGGAGAGAAAAAAAACACATGCCAGCGTGTATGCTGGCACTTTTATTATACGTTTTATTTAGTCTGCTTGGCAAGCTCGGCTTTGACCGCAGCTAGTAGCTCGTCTTGACCAAGGGCCTTTTGTTCGATTACTTGTTTCATGTACTCATCAATTGTCCCACGAGTAAGAATATGATAAACCGTTACCGGCTTAGTCTGCCCCTGCCGGTCAAGTCGCTTGTTAGCTTGTTGGTACTGTTCCAGCGACCAAGTAAGCCCGAACCAAACAACTATGTGGCCACCGGCTTGCAGATTAAGACCATGACCACTTGACTGTGGTTGGGCGATCATAAGGGGAATCCTGCCAGCGTTCCAGTCGGTTATATTGTCACTAGTTAGGTCAACTGCGAAGTTAAAACGTTTTAAAATCCTCTCTCGGTCGTGTTTGAATCTGTAAAATACCAATACAGGTTGGCCGTTTGCCTGCTCGTAGATGTCCTCTAAGGCGTCCAATTTTGCTTCGGTAAATTCCGCATACCTCCCCGTCTTGTTCCCGTCCATATCTGTCGTGTAAATAGCGCCATTGGCCAACTGTGCTAGTTTGCCGGCCATAACTGCTGCGTTAGCCGCAGAGACCTCTTCGCCAGAATTAACCGGTAATACGTAGTCTTTTTTAAGCTGATTATACTTCTGCCGCTGCGCCTTGGTTAGGTCAACATAAACGGTCTCATTAATCCGTGCAGGCAAGTTCAAATAGTCCTCGGACTTCATCGAAACACATATATCACTGATCTTCTTGTAGATTAAATCTTCGCCCCCGGGAATCAAAGCCCAGGAATAGACCACATGACCGCTCTTCTCTGCTGGGTAAAAATAAGTGTTTCGGTACTGGGTGACTGTCTTACCCAGTCGATCGCCACGATCCAGCAAGTACAACTGCGGCCACAAGTCAAGCAAACCATTTGGCGCCGGTGTTCCGGTTAGGCCAATCAGACGGTCAATTAATGGTGTCAACTTTTTTAAGGCTTTAAATCGCTTCGACTTGCTAGACTTAAAACTCGACAACTCATCGATCACCACTGTTTTAAATGGCCACCGTTTTTTGTACTTATCAGCTAACCACACGATGTTCTCGCGGTTGGTAATATAAATATCCGCGGAAACAGCTAAAGCCTGCTCACGGGCCTGCGGGGTACCTAAAACGACCGAATAAGTTAAATCCTTAAATGTGTCCCACTTGGCGATCTCTTTTGGCCAGGTGTCTTGGGCAACTTTTTTCGGGGCAATTATCAGCACTTTTTGCGGTAGCAGCTCCATATCGCGCAGTTCTTTTAAAGCGGTGAGGGTAATTAAGGTTTTCCCCAGTCCCATATCAAGAAACAATCCTGCGTGATCGTGTTCTTCGACGAAGGTTACCGAGTAGCGTTCGTACGGATATAGCTTTGCTTTCAAAATGGTTCCCCCTCAATAAATTGGTCAACCTCATCTTTATCGTGCAGCACGTAAACGATTGCATGCTTACGGCGAAGTAGTCGGTGCCATCTTAACTGCAACGGCCGCGGTTGGTGGTGCTTATCACGCTTCAACTCAACAAACACAATTCGGCCGTCTGGCCACACAACAATTCGGTCTGGCACTCCTGCGTTTCCAGGACTAACGAACTTTAAACACAGCCCACTGTGCTTTTTTACTTGTGAAATTAAATACAATTCGACGTCATTCTCAATCGTCAAAAAATCACCGCCCAACAATTATTTTTTAGCTTTCCCGTCATACCGGGCTTCTCTGGCCTTGTACCCAACAATCATGCTTTTTCGCTCAAAACTATACTGCATATTGGGATAGCATAGGTATTGGGACGTACCAATACACTATATATACCCCTATTATTATTTAACTAATATATATAGAATATGTTGGGTTGTTGGGTACAAAAACGCCCTTAGTCTTGATGCGCTTGACTTTGAAGTGTACCCAACATTTTAAAAATAGGGGGTCAAAAACCCAACATTGTTGGGTACAGAGCATTTTACAGTTTTCCCTGTACCCAACAATTGAAAAAAAATGTTAGGTACGTGAATTATTCACAATCTCTAGGATTGCATGCGCCAATAAGTCAACTAATTTTTCATCCTCTGATAGATCACTGTAACCAATCTCATCTAAAAACATGTGCATCAATTCGTGATACAGAGTTTCTTTTTGTTGGGGCTTAGCCAGATCCTTAAGGATGTATATTTTGCACTTATCTTTGAAACTTAGTCCGAAAATAAAATCCTTGTTATTGCCCCACAATTCCTCCATTCTTTTCTTATCAACCAATTCAATATCGTACGTAACACCGAAAATACTAATTTTCTTTATCATTTTTGCCCTCCTGGTACAAACGTTTTAAATTCGTCCCCATCAAATTTAACACCATATCCTATATTGCATGCTTGGTATTGAAAATAATGTTTTGCCCGATCAAGCTTTAATTTAGTTTCTTGCTTAAATTGTTTTGGTAACGGCATCTCATTAAACGCTTGCGCATGGCCATATTCAATTGCAGCCTCAACTAATTTATTGTTGTATATTATCTGTGTCCCCCCATATCCTTGTGTTTCTATCTTATCTATATTAATAGCGCGTTTTCTAATCGTACGTGGATTAGTAGTTTCAAACCATTTAACCGCACAATAAATTGCGGCTGCTCCATCTTGTTGATAGTAGCTATTATCTTTCATGTAATCATCGATTCCTGGCTGGCAAGTACGCACATAATATAGAAGATCATCCATACTAAGATACCCCCAGTATATTTTGAAGCCTTCCGGAGAGTTCTCAATGCCTTTTATTTTAAGGTAATCACTTGGGTTCTTTACACGTGTAGCGTAAATTGTTTCTTGATCGTCAAGTGAAAAAGAAGCCTTATTTTGCCCATTAAAAGCAGCAACAATAACTTTTTCAATAGTTTCATAATTTATCATTATTTAAAATCCTCCTGCGCTGACTGCGCGATTAACTTATTTAAAGTGTCCCATAAGTAGGTACCCTCGTACGCTTCGGGGCTGTATTCCTTCATTATAAAGCCCCTAATAGCTCTTAAATGTGGCTCCGGTATCTTTGCCAATGGCTTACCCGGAATGCCCCATATCGCTCGAGTAAAGTCAATTAAAGGAAGGTCATTCCAGTCTTCCGGATCAAAACTAAGCACAAACCCATTGTCATCGTCCATAACGTATTTATCATAATCGGTTATCATACTTATTCACTTCCTTTAATTTAGTAAGCCATATTTACTTATCCCCTAGTGTACAATCATTTGGTGTTTCGTTTATTCTTAATTTTGCATTTGATAAAATATCGTTTCTTTGGCCAAACTGGCACTCAATGCCTTTTGGCGTACGGATAAACAAAGGGAACCATTTCATCTCTTCGTCTTCATCGCCTGTTTCTAAATACATATCAATCGACAATAAGTCTTTCACTGATAATTGCTTTTTCATTTGTCTGCCTCCAATTATTAAATCATCATTCCTATTCCGATAGACCCAACTATTAAATCAAAAAACATGAAGATATTCAAAGGGTCGAAATTCAAAATTGGTTTTCCGAATAACAACAATGATGAAAATGATACAACGCACAATATTATTCCTATCTTCCATTTCATTTATTTTTCCTCCAATAGTTCTGGGTTCATGCGTACATTGTCAACAATTAAATCGTCTTATTCCCCATGCAACTGGGAATAGCAGAGCATCAAAAATTAAAAAGCCCATTTATTTGTCCTCCTTTATTATAAAATGGCAATCGTTATTACCAAATAACGGAAGCGGCCATTCCGGATGCTTTTTCTTAAGATCAGCATATTCTGAATGAAGCATTGTTAATTGAAAATGATTATCTGCTTCAAAACTATTATTTAGTTTTAACCGGCCCGCCTTTATCTCTTTTCCCATTTTATCCGCAGTTAACGGGTCAACATGAAGACCAATTAACGGGTCCCCGTATGATGGCTTAGCCTTTTTAATACACCTTTCGGGTTCCGGGGTATCTAGTAAATCAGCAATCTTTCTAAGGGCGGCAGCGCTATAAGAATAAGAGGATGACGAAAACGCAACTCTGTTATTATCTATAATCTTAAGAATCGGGCGCTTTCTTTTTCCATATTTTAAATTTATGATTCCGTATCTTTTAGACCAGTGACCACTAATGTGATCGGTTTTTCTTAAACTGCTTTTAAGTTCCTCATAAGTTAATCTCATTTATTTATCCTCCTCGTAGTCGCAAATTGCAAATACTGCTGTTAGTGGTAAAGCAGCGACACCAATAAATTCCCAGGTAGCTGGCATTCTAGCAGCTTCTGATAGAACGTTAAATAACAGGCTTAGAATGACTACCGTAAATAAAAGCAACAATAAGCTAGCAAGTAGATTTTTTAAAAGTAGTTTTACCATATGCGTTCCCTCCTATTTAATCAAACACCAAAGTTTGCATATCATCTGTAAATTCCTCTAGATCATCGTAATCAACTTTAAGCTCGTTACCAAACATATCAGTAGTTGTAAGAATTAAAGTGCCATCCTTCATAAACTTAGCATCCCCCATATAGACCCCATTAACCAAAACTTTGGCTTCATCGCCAACTTTTTCTAAATCACCGTCTAGCTTAACCGTATTTAATTTCATAACTAAATTCCTCCTGTTTGTTTTTTACTACTCTTATATGATAACATTAGTTCATAAAAAGTTCAATAATAGTTCAAAAAAAGTTCAAATAAAAAAGAACGCCTTAGCGTCCCTAAGCTCTTTATCATCCTTTGCCTTCCCAAAATTTCATTTTTTAGTCCTCCTGTGTTTTGCACCCGCTAACGAAAATTGATTAACTACATACACAACAATAAACATGAAGCAATCAAAGATAAAATAATTCATTTTTCATTGCTCCTGTCTACCAGGAATAGGGCTAAAGTGCCAATTGCTGTTCCTGTAAGAATCAATATCCAGGTACTCTCGTAAGCGAATACAGCAAACAGCACGCCAAAGGCTAAACCAAGGGCAACAACTACTCCAAAGCAAACTCCAAAGCTAAGTAGCATATTTTTCATGTAAATTAACTCCTTTTATTTAGTATAGTGACAGTATAGCACTAGTATAATAAAAGTTCAAATACGTTTGAAAGTATACTTTGGGTCAGCATTAATATACTTCTCTGCTAGTTGTCCAAAATTCAGATCAATCTGCTTAGCAAGTGACTTCACGGTTCCCTCGCCTACATATCCGCCATTTTGCCATAGCTTGAACCGGTCGCGCGAAGTAAGGCCCTTAAAGGGTAGATTATAGTAATTCAAATAGCACCGGACCTGACTAACCGAGTATTCCATTTTTTCAGCAATTTCACGAATTGAGTAACCCTCATAGTAAAGCTGCTTAGCAATTTCTCGGTTGTTAGCTGCATCCCCGCGGTTAAGCTCTACACCATTGCGCATAGTTTTAAAGCCGCTAACAAACCTGCGACACGCCTTTAGCTCTTTGCATTCATAGGGCGCCTCCTCAATTGACCCATATTTATTTTCAACTTTATTTACTAGATTGATTAATTTCATTTTTCAGTACCTCCGTGTTGTTTAATCGTCCTCACCGTTACCCTCTTTTTCGATCAAGCGTCGTAAATATTCTTGCGCTTTTTTAAGGTCTTCAATGCCATTCTTATCACGATAACGGTAAACGTATTTAATAACGTTGCCGATGATAAAGTCATGCACACCATCTTCGCCAATAATATTTTTCAAATAATAGAGTAGGTCGTGTTCACCGTCAGCGTAATGCCCTGGGCGGATCGAATCGGCTTCCGTATCAAGCTCTGTAACAGACTTACCACGACTAATAATGACTTGTTGGCGTAGCTCATCTAGCATGTCAGCCTGCGGCCATGCCTCACCGATGTTAGTTTTGTCAACCTGGTAGGCATCCGAGAAAAAGCGGGTTTCTGGATTAGTCAGCCCCAAATAATCGCTAAAGTGCACCAGGATACCAATCTGATCGGTTCCTCTAAGAACACAGTCCACTGCCAACCACACATAAGGGTCGCACGCTTCTGGCCTAAAGACAATACTAATTTCACCATTAATATCTCTGACTACCCCTAAGTGGTCGCCAACCTCGCCAAGTAGCCACAGCCCTTGTCGATCATCGGAAATCTTAACCCGTTTTGTGCTTATGCCCTCATTTTCTAATTCGTCTTGAATTGTCATGTGTTTTCCTCCTAAAAGTCAGTTACTTGTATTTTAATTCCTTGCCAATAATACTTGCGATCGGAACGGTCCTTCCCACGTTTACGGGTATAACCAAGCTCCTGCAAGCGATTATAAAATTTATATCGCCCGAGTGGTCGTTCTCCCGCGCCGTCGCTAAAGTCAGAATAATTCAAATATAAATCCTCGCCGGCAACGCTGCTTGAGGCATCTTTTTCGACGGCCTCCATAAGATAACGTGAGACCGAATCATTAGACAGTAACCATGCTGATACTTCATGTTTCATGGCCTCGGTCTCGGTAAAGTGGCCATTCTTTAGTAGCCGGCGAAGCCCTTCCATCGCTAGGTTAAACATCCCCGAAGCCTCTTTTTTCATAATGTCAATTGGAAAACGTCGCTTATCAGCATCACTTATTTTCTTGTCAATTTTTAAAATAATTGCCCGACGTTCAAGGCCCCCAGAAAAGTCTCGCATTGGCGGTAGCGCGTTCATGGCAAACGTCAGCTTGGCAAAGTTATTAAACATAAACGGTTGGTCGTATTTCACATCGGCGTAAAGGGTATCTTCACCGGTTAGGCTTTTCAGTGTTGCTGCGTCGCCTAAAAACTCGGGTTTGGCGTCAGTGTCAAAGTTCGCTGTCTTCTGATAAAGGTTAGCCGCTGCAAAGTTCTTAGTCATAAGTGCTTCAAGTGAAACCGCTGAATAGCTTTGTTGGCCGATCACATTTTTAAATAGGTTCAGTAGCGTAGATTTTCCGGACCCACCGCGTCCATACACGAACAGTAGTTTCTGGTACGTATAGGCTCGATACATACAATAGCCCAACCACTCATACACAAACGGCGTAGCATCTTTACCAGCTAACCACTTAACAAACTTGTCAAACACTGGCGCAGTAGCTTGCGCATCATACTCAACTGGGTGACTGGTCTGGGCGTGAATATCCGGTGTAAAGTCCTTATCAAAGCTATTCTCGCGAATATTGTAAACTCCATTATTAAGCACGAGCTTATTAGTATTGCTTTTCGGAAAGTCCTTGCCCACCATGATAAGCCCTTGAACTGCCGCAATTGTTTCGCGTACTAGATTAATTTTGGTCAACTGCGCTAGATAGCGGCGTGTCAGGTAAGCCCGTAAATACTCTTCGGCACCTTTACGCCATATGCCCATATGCTTGTCGTAGTACATGAACTTGGAACCATTATAGTAAAGCGGTACGTCCTTAATTACTTGCTGGGCGAGAATAAATGTGTTGACTTCCGGGTTGCCTTTAGCGTTGATTGACAACCAATCTTGCTTATCTTGGTTGATCGGGGCAAACTCATCTTTAGCCTCTGATAACTTTCGACCCGTCAATTCGTCCTGGTACAGCTTCATCGTTTCTGGGTCATGGTCTTGGATAAATTGGGCCATAGCTCGGTAGCTTGGGCGCTGTGTTGCGGGCGTTTTCGGCGATACCCCATCATCAAGATCATAGAATTTTTGTTTTCTCACAAGGTCAAACGCATTATTCAGCGTGTCGCCGACCGGATCGGTTCCGTGGTGAGAATAGGCAAACTTATCTCCATAAATGACTAGCCCACCGGTGGTACTGCCGGGAATATAAGTATAGCGGTCGTCGTGTTTGGTTGGCGCATAAACATCGCTTAAATACTTACTAATTGCGTCTTGAATAGTGTGGGTACGGCAAAAGGCACCAATAAGGCCCTTCTTAGCTAGTGGGTCACCCTGCTTTTTAGCTTCTCGGGCGTGGACAGTGTGCTCTCGTGAACTCACCGGCCAAAAAGTAGAATCTTTCCAGTCATCATACATTGCCAAAATATCGTCAGGATTGATCCACTCTGCATCATTAAAATGGAAAACGAACTCACCGTCAATTGCGTGGCTCGGCCAATACATTAATCGCTCTGGCTGATAAGTGGTGTCGTCAAACATATCCATCCCAATTAAGTCAGCAATTTTACGGGCAATTGGCTGGTACTCTTCTGGGGTAACTGGTCTGCTTAGTGGAATGATAAAACGTAATCTCGGGTGGTCACTGGCATAGCTGTGGGTAGAGTAAACGGCCATAGCGTTACTAAAAAGTAACTGCAGGTCATCCCACATTGTTTTGCTCGCAAAATCAGCGTCTAAAGTAATCAAAGATCGAGACTGGATCATACTTGCCTTACGGCGTCCTTGCTTAAGAAACCCACCGACAAACCCGCCAACGTCTTTAATATCATCGCGCTTACCTTTTGATAGCTTCATATACTCGGCATAGTGCTCCTGGGTAATGGTTGGCTTCTGTAATCGGTCAACCAACTCGGACCAGCTCATTGTCTCATTATGCCATTCCTTATCAAGCCGAGAACGTCCCACCGATAAATTAATGTCTCCGTTAAATCTTAATTTATCCGAAATACTAACTGGGTCAATTGCCTTAACCAAGGTCTGCCACCCCCGTTTCTATTAATCGGCCATTATCGAAAGCTGCTGCAAACTGCAGTAGCGCCTCTGGTTTAATCCGGCCATAATAAGTTCCCCGACTTACACCAAACTTTTTTATAAGTCGGTAATCAGGTCTTCCCAAAATGTAAATTTCACGAATAACATCTCGTGACTTTGCCTCAAACAAACGATCATAAGCCCGATTAATGCTATCAAGTTGCTTGATGTAGCCATACTGTAAACTATTTCTACTAAAGCCATCACTTAAATTTTGCTTTTGATTAAGCACATCATGCTTATCGACTAGCGTCATATTAAGAATTAACGGAAATTCCCTTTGCCAAAAATCCTTAACATTTTGAATTGTTTTATCCTCATTAATCTGCATTCTTTCTTACCTCCCGAACTTTAGCAACCGCCCATTTAGCCCCGTATATGATTCCCGCGCAGATAGCGCCAAATGTTACCGTCCAAACAACAACTGCACCCAAAATACACATTTTTATAATCCAAATAAAGAAATCCGTTATCGACTTTAGCATTTAAGTTTCCTTCTTTCTATTTAGTATAAATAAAGTATAGCATTAGTCCAAAAAAAGTGCAAACAAAAATAGCTAACTTTTTAAAGTTAGCTACCGAAGGAAGTAAAATTAATGAAGGAGACGCGTTACTAGGCAACGTCCATAGCTTTATTATAGCATGACTAATCTTTTCTGTAAAACGGCGTTGTGTAGCCGTCTGCGTTAAGGGGTAACCCCTTAGCCCAATCTGGCGCCTTACACATAATTCGGTTCATCTCATCAAGCTTTTTACTAGCTGGAATCTCGGCTACTACTTCATCGTGAACATGAAATACAGCGTGATACCCAGCTTGGTCAAGCCGGAGCATGCTATAGGCCAACAGGTCTCTCGCAGTAGCTTGCACAATATTCTCGACCAGCTTGCCGCCGTAGGTTTCCAACTTGGTAAATCCGGCTTTCATCCCTTGACCATAGTAGATAATGTGGCCGTCCTCATCATCTAGTGAGGGTTTCGCATAAGCAAGCAGTCGCCCAGAAGGGATTCTAATAAATAAATAACCCTTGCGGTAAAACGTTTTAACTCGTCTTCTCGCAGCATAATGAACACCCCTGTCTGATAGTGCCCGCTTAACCGCGTCTTCTACCTCATACCACAAATGGACGATGTGTGGGTTAGTTTTGCGCCATGACTTGACTAGTGCTGGTAATTCATCCTCGTCTAGACCCAAGTCCTTGGCTCCCATCGCCAGCATCGCGCCAGTGGCCCCTTGATAACCCAAGGCAAGGGTAGTGATCTTACCTTTTTGGCGAATCTTTTTATTGACCTTAGCCTTAGGGATGCCAAGCATCTTTGACGCCGTCGCTTTATAAATATCCTCATTGTGGCGGAACTCTTCAAGCGACCAGTTCTCGCCAGCCAGCCAAGCAATTGTACGTGCTTCGATTGCAGAGAAGTCACAAATTGCTAAATGATAACCGGGTTTAGGGACAAAAGCGGTCCGAATGGACTGCTTAATGACATCTTGCGGGCTATCAAAAAGTAAGCGTAAACTGTCAATGTCTTGCTTCTTAATCAGATCACGAGCAATTTTTAGCTGGTCAAGTGATAGGTAGTTGCGGGGTAAGTTTTGCACTTGAACCAGTCGGCCAGCCCATCGACCAGTACGGTTAGCGCCGCAGAACTGTAGCAGGCCGTGCACCCGGCCATCTTTGCAGGTCGCTGCCAGCATTTTCTCATACTTTTTTGTTGAAGAGTTAGATAACGATAAGCGTAATTCTAGCGCCTTAGCAACTGTCTGTGGCATTTTACCACTGTCTAGGGCTGATTGTACCGTGGCTTTCCCAAGTGTTTCAAATGGGCACCCCTGGGCTTCTAGCCACTCTTTAAATTGCTTAATTGAGTTCGGGTTATCCAATCCAGTTAGCTCTTTAAGCTCTTGCTTACCCTCATTGTTAAGCTGGTCCATAATCTTAACCGCTCCTGTAGCCAGTTCTTGGTCAATACCAACTCCACGGTCGTTAATTCGTTGATCGAGTGAGTAATAGGACCACTCACGCTCGCTAACCGGAAAATAATGCAGTGCTTCATCGATTGCTAGTTCCGTCTGCACATCTTGACGGTTATAAGCTAGGTAGGTTTTCCATTTATCCGGAGCATTGTTCGGTAGATTGCGCGTTCGGCCGCCGTTAGCCTTAGTTGGCTTGCACGGTTTAGCAAAGTAATTAATTAATCCGCGACCTCGCGTGTCTTTCTGCTCGTCAAGGCCCAACCACTTGGCCACACTACCAAGGCCGGCCGGTAAGCTCATCTCATTAGACATAACCATAGTGTCGTGCCACTGATCGGGGTTTAGTTGGTGGCCAACAAGCTTTGATAAGGCAATCCTTTCAAACTGGGCGTTAAATGCCATCTTGATGTATGACGGATCATCTAATGCAGCTAAAATCCACTTGGGTAGCCCCTTACCAGTTTGTAAAAGGTCAATCTGTTTTACAGAACCATTGTCAACTGAATAAGAAAATATATCGATTTCGAAACTGGGATCGTCAACATACCGATAAACACCGACTGTTGGCAGGTTAGCTTCGCTATAGGTTTCAATATCAATTTCTAGTTTTTTCATAAGGCACCCACCCATAAATTTTATGGTTTTTGATCTGCGAAATTAGGGTTTGACTGACACCATAACGCTTACCAATATCTGTTGTTATCATGCCTGCTCTGATTAATCTTCTAATGTTAATAATATTGTTTTCATCTAACTTAGCATGCCGTCTACCCTTCTGCAAGTCAAACTGTACCGAATTTTTCCGGCTAACCATAAAAATATTTTTATAATACAAATTTTTATTATTACCATCAATTGTTTTAACATCCTTGCCCGTTGGATCGCCAATAAAAGCCTCCGCCACAAGTCGTGCAACCCAATAGGTTTTATTCTTCCCACGGTGGGAAACAGCAATGTGCGCCGCCCTAGTCCGCTTATCGTAAGATGGCTTTAAAATACGCTCTCTGACATGAACTGGGCCACTAGCACGATCAACATAGCGGTCAACCGATTTCACTCGACCATAGTTACTAATTTCATAACCTTCGGGCAATCGATCAAGTTTAACCCAAACTTCTTTTTTCATAGCTAGTCCTCCTATTAAAAAAGACCGGATAACCGGCCTTAGTCTAATTAATCAAGCAACCCGTCTTCATCTTCGCTGTCGTCTTCCCAGTCGTCGAAGTCGTCTTCGACGTTGGAACGGCCGCCAAGAAAGTCGCCGTCTTTAGTTTTTTGAACGTTGTTCAATCCGGCTGAAATGCCCTTGTTACCAGCGGTATTGTAAGCGAAAAAGTTGATAGATGCTCGGCCATACATACCGGAATAAATCTCGCTTAGGTCAATAATTGGTTGAACATTTTTATCAACAATCCCGGGTTTAGTCTTAGATGCTACCCGAATAAACATGTGGCCAACGTACTCTGGGTTTTCTTCTGGATCAATGCTATCGTCATTGTCTCCATCACGTAACGTTGTCTTAAGGTGGGACGGAACCTTGCCATTAAACTTGGCTTTGCCCGCTTCGGCAGCGGCTTTCTGTGCTTGCTTAATTTTTGCCAACGTCTTCTTATCGGTCTTAGGAATCAACAGCGTAGCTGAATACTGTTCGTCCTGACCTTCAAATGAACTGTAAGGTTCAAACAAGTGAACATAGCTGAATCGAACTTCACCGGTAACAACTTTTGTAGTTTGTGCTGAATTTGTCATAATATTTTCCTCCGTTTATTTAAAATCATTTTGTGCGCTACCCGTTGATCCAATAGCGGGGCGCTTATCATCTTTGGTAACTAATGTAGGTTTGCCACTCGGTTTAACTACGAATGGCAGTACGCCTTTTTCAAAAGCCCGAGGCTTAACAACCTTTTCTAACTTACTAATTGAAAGCAACTTTTCTTCAATAATATCAGACTTACGATAACCCGACTTACGAAGCGCATCATAAACCGATTGGGTATTAGTAATTTTGCGATTGCTGCGACCCTCAACCAACTTATACCCTGGTAATTCAAGCTTACCGTCTCGAACTTGGGTTGTTGCGTAGTATTCAACCGCTTTAAGCCAGTGCTCGATTCGGGCTTTTTGGCTAAGAATATTAGCGATCTCTTCTGGCTTGAGGGTGTTAGCTTCTTTAAATTTGTACTTACGAATCTTAAGATTCTTTTCAGCTAGTGCTTTACAAAACCCTTCGGCTTTAAAGAAATGCCAGGTTTCTGGTTTTTCAAAATCCCAGGCGCCTCGACCATTTAAAGCGTTGTCAGCGGCGGGCATTACAACCTCGTGGCCCCATTTTAGCAAGTCGTGAATACTTATTTCAAATTGAGACAAATTACCTAAACGTGGCTGCGAAATGGTCATGCGAACCGTTTTGAAGTCATAAATCATCGAATAACGTTCATAGCATCCCAGCGCATATAACATAAGCTGGAAGTTGTGATCCGCGCTAACTTTAATACCCTTGCCGTATTTTAAATCCCATATTTCAAGCCTATCATCGGTTGCGATAACACAGTCAGAAGTTCCAAAACCGCCGGGCGCATACTTAGCAAAGCTAACTCGCTGTTCAAGCATCATGTTTGCCCCGTCAAGCCGGTTGTAATCTTCCATGACTAGCCCGACATGCTGGTCAACATACTCTTGCATGGCAGGTCCATAAAATTGTGACTTTTCCTTAAATCTACTTAACGCGTTATTAAACTGATCTTTATTTAGTTGCCCAACTTCATGCTTAAGCTCCAATTCTGCTAAACGGTGTGCGTCGGTTCCCTCTTGCGCGTATGGCGATGATGTATCGGGCATACCTTCTTCGATCCATAGGGTTGGCGGGTTGTTGATCCACTTAGCTGCTGAACTCGCAGAAAGTCGAGCGTGCTGTGTTGGTGAAGCCATTATTTAACCGCCTCCATCTGATCGTAGATAACACCGTACTGGCTGCTATCAACTTCGGATAGTTTCTTAGCTCCATGTTCTTTAAAGATAGCAAACAACTCGTCCCGATGACCAGAATCAAGCAATTGCTTCATTTTCTTTTGCATTGTTGCCTTGTCAACCGCATCAGCCGCAGGTTCAGACTTCTCGGGGGCTTTAGTTTCTTTTGACGTTTCTTTCTTAGGCTCTGGCGCAGCTTTCTTTTTAGGCTTTTCGACGATCTTCTTTTTAGATTCCGTCTTCTTAACTGCCAGATACTCATCTGGTGTCCAACTTGTATCAGTAGGCAAAGCCCCAGCAACTAATCCTGTTAGTTGCTCAAGAATCTCGCCAGCATTCTCGCCTGAAACTCTAATCTCGATCATATAAATTCCTCCGTTTCATAATCGTACTGTACTCGTTTTCCCTTTCGGGTTTAACCCTAGCACGGCAGCCATTTCTTGACTACGCCTATTATAGTACACCCACCCTAAAAAGATTGCAACCCTTAGTTTAAAGTTCGTAAATAAACCACGAACGAACAATACTAGTTAAGGGGGTTAATTTGTGAACACTTTTTTTGAAAAAGTTCTCTATATAGGAATCAAGGGTAAATACACTATATATATACCCTTTTTTTATTTAACTAATATATATAGAATATGTTGGGTTGTTGGGTACATACCTGTCTAAACCCTTGAAGTGTCTGACTTTGAAGTGTGCCCAACATTTTAAAAATAGGGGGTCAAAAACCCAACATTGTTGGGTACAGGAAAGATCGTAAATTTTAAATTGTTGGGTACGCCCAACAATTGTTGGGTACACTTTTGCTTAACATTAAAAGCATTAAGTGCTTAAATAGTTCGTGTTTTGATAAAAAAAGCCCGCCTTGAGAGGCGGACCAATAAAAATTATTTTACAAATTCATTTATTAATTTGTTTCCAGAAATGTATAACCCGTTTGCCAGCATTAGTCTTGTGGTTTCACCATAACCAACTACTTTTTTAACATCAAACTCGGTTCCCTTTTTGAAGCTGTCAACCTTATGCTTGAAAGCTAAATCCTGATAACGACCCGTTCCCTTAGCTGACTTAACTCGCTTAACAGGTCCATTTACTACATAGTATAAATTATTTACATAGGCTTTGTTCGCAGTAATCCATAAACCATTTGTGAGCTGGAACCGGTGGCCCTCCAGGACCTTTACGTGCAGCTTTGCACCTCGTTTATATGTTGCCTTAGCATGTTTACCTGTTCCCACTCCAGAAGCGCTAGAATACGCTTTAATTTGCATTTTAGCGCATAGCCATTGTGGCTTCCAGTCAAAGTATTCAGCCTTGGGTGGCTTGACGCCTTTCACTAAAACGCCATTAAAGTCAACATTTAGATCAGTACCTGACCCCAGAAAACTGCCGGAATCTGAATACTGCCAAACATCGACGCTATCCATGCCGGGTTGGTTTGGGCCGTAATTGGCTAACCAAAATACAAAGCTGCCACCCATTTTAGCCACTTCTTTTTTAATAGTCGCGATGTTCCACAGATTGCGCATGCCATAGTAAGAATAGAAACCAACATTTTTGTAGCCACTGTTGATTAAGGCCCTAAAAAAGGTGATAACCGCTTTAGTATTGCTTGAACTTGCGCCCTTAGCTTCTTCGTAGTCCAGGAACATAACCGAAGTGCTCTTTAGTCCAAGGTCTTTGATAGACTGCATATATCGATCAGCTTCGGCCACTGCCACATTTTCGTTCCCAACAAAGCGGCTAAAATGGTAACCGTGGGTAGCCAGTCCAGCAGCTCTAGCGTTAGCTACTTGGGCTGTTCCCGAGGCACTCGTATAGTTGGTACCTTCCGAGGCTTTTACAATTGCAAAGCGTGCGCCCCAGCTTCTCGCTTTTTTAAAGTAAGCAAGCGTTGTGGGCTGATAAACTGCGACATCAATACCTTTATACATAAGTTAGTCCTCCTTGCTGATAAAGTCAGTGATCGATTTTAACATTTCATTACCGCCAACAGCAAACCCGCCAGCGATTAAACCATCAAAGGCACCATTAAGTAACCCAAGCTCCGGTTTAAACTCACCTACAATAATGCCAATTACAACGCCGATAAGCAAGGCATAAATCGGCATGTGTAAGTTACTAAGTTTGGATTGCTTAAGCGCCCACACAACGACCCAGGTTGCTGCAGCAACCATAATTATAGCGCTATTGTTAATTAGTCCGATTAAGTCTGTCATTTTTCCAGCTCCTTTTTTAGTTGTTTAATTTCCTCTTTTAAAGCCAAATTTTCAGCAATTAGTTGGTTGTATGCGTTTCGTGGCACTTCAATAGTAGCTAGCGATTTTAGGCTTGGTTTTTTTGGCATCCCACTTGTAATAAGGGCTACAATAACTGAACCCATTACAGAAATAATCGCCACTATGATTGTATCGTCCACAATTATCGCCTCCCAACTATCACCTCTAAAAGTGTTGATCCTAGAACGTAGAAAGCATAAATTGCTTGAATACTGATATAGATTCCAATAGTTACATCCCTGATTACAAAACTGGTTAAAAAGAACAACCAAACAAATGTAACTAGCCCCGTCATAATTGACCTATATAGTTTGCTATCAATATTAAACAGCACATAAGCCAGTGTAAACAGTCCAACAGCCATCAAGGATACGACAGATGTTGTATTATCAAGAGAGTTCAAAATCGAATGGTACGGGGGTTCAAATAAATTTTGTTTAGCAATGAAATACAGGCCAAGGGTTAGCGTTTCTAGCGCTTTCCATAGCCAGAATCGGTTAGCAATTAATCTTGATTTCCAGGCTTTACTCAAGGCTATTCCTCCTTATTAAACTTGGCATCAATGTAGGTCTGCAAGCCTTTAATGACATCTCCTTTGTTATCCGAGATAGCTTTAGCGGCAGCATCATTATCGAAACTAACGCGGATATTTTTATTCTTGCTTCCGGTCTGTTCGTTATATGAAATTGTTGTACTTGTATCGTTTTTAATAATCTGAATATTTAAGTTGTTCATTTTTTAGCACCCCGTTTAAATTTTTCGTTTTCTTCATTGGCCTGTTTAAGTTGTGCTTTAGTGTTTGCAAGTTGTTGGGTCAAAGCAATAATTTGGTTCCCGAAATCTTGAATTAGAAATTTAACATAGTCTTCGTTTTGCATAGTTTAGCCCTCCATTGGTTTTAATTCATAAGCGTATTTTGCAGCATCACACAAGTTCATGTGTTGATCGCCTCCTAGCTCTTTATTATGTTCCATTTGCCATTATTCAATACATAGGTATAACCATTAGCGAACCCGATTCCCGAGGTCATTTCACCGCCAAGGCTGGCTGTGAATCCGAAAACAAGCGCATCACCGCCATATATTTTTGTTTGGGTCATACTTAGATACCACTCCCCGACACTTAGCGCAGGAGTAGACATATATTGACCTACTATCAAGCTATTATTTAAGCTCATTGTGCCAGATACTGTCAAGTTACCATCTAAGTTCGTTGCGCCAGATACTATCAAGCCATTATTTAAGTTCGTTGCGCCAGATACTATCAAGCCGGCATTTAAGCCTGCATCGCCAGATACTGTCAAGTTACCATCTAAGTTCGTTGCGCCAGATACTATCAAGCCATTAT